ACTTCTAACAATGCCGACACCTTCGCTCCTAATCGTTCCCGCCCGCTTCAAGTCGGGGAAACTTTACTCGCAAATCCCAACAAGCGGAGCGGGTGATTTCACGGTCACCCGTGCGACTACTGCAACCCGTGTAAACGCAAGCGGACTGATTGAATCCGTGGCTTCGGGGATTCCGAGGTTGGACTATTTCTCAAGCGATGGAACGGTTGGGTGTCCTGCGTTGCTTGTGGAGCCGAGTGGGACGAATACACTATCGGGGTCGGTTAGCCTTGATACTGGATGGACTATAACGGCAGACACAACAGTAACATCAGGGATTATTTCACCAAGTGGAAGTACAAATGCGACCTTGTTTCAAGCGACAAACACCGCATCAAGGGTGCGTCAAACGGCAACGCTTGCAAGTGGTTCAACTTACACTTTCTCTTGTTTCGGAAAATTTGGCGCATTGTCAAGCGGATTTTCACTCAATGTTTTTGACGAAAATGCTGCAAGTTATGGGAGCGGTGTTTGTCAGGCATTTAACCTCAATGAGGGAACATTAGGTGCAAGCGGAACAATCGGTGCTGGATTTACGCTTCAAAGCGTTGGAATGGAAAACTACGGTAGCGGTTGGTATCGCTGCAGAATGACTGTGTTAATGGGTTATACGCCAACAACCCCAAGAGTTGGATTTAGAGTTGGTACGCAAATAAGCGGAAGACCTCTATCGGTAGCCAGCGGAACGGTCAATGCTTGGGGCGCACAACTGGAAACAGGCTCGGTAGCAACATCCTACATCCCCACCACCACCGCAGCGGTCACCCGCAACGCAGATGCAATTAGGGTCAGCGGAGCGGTGAGCGGAAGTATCGGGCAGACGGTCGGAACCATCTACTGCGAATTTGCGTATTTTGGAAGACCATCAGTTCAGTCGGGGCCGATATTTTTAAGGGAAACAAGTTTGAGGGGGTTGAGCATTGGAACAGCAGGGGTTACAAACATAAACTTTACCTCAAGGAATAACGCAGGCTCAACTTCCCTTGCAATAGTTACTGGTTCAGTTCAACTTAATACCTACTATAAAGTAGCAATCGCATACGATGCAAATGGAACTGCGGCAGGAGGTTCTGAGGTAAGTGGGGTTGTTGCGTATGTGAATGGAGTGCAAACCAATATCGGAACATTTCGTGTACCTGATGGAGTATTAAGCGAATTTAGAATGTTTGGCGCACCTGCCGCAAGTGCTGACACCGACCCATTTAATGGTCGCATCCTTGCCGCCGCTCTCTACACCACCCGCTTGTCCAACGATGAACTCGCAGCCCTAACAAGCCTTTAACAATGGCCACCTTTCGCAAGTTCGCATTCCCGTCGCAGAAGGTCGCAGACCAGTTGTTGCAATCCCTGCAACCGCTTGACACGGCCGTTCCCCTCGGAGAACTGGATGGCTTGGTATGCTACGACATACTATTCCAAGACGCTTATCCCGATTCCTTCGCCGCTTACATCGTATGGCCCGCCCCTTGCGGAGTGCATTCCTTCCTCGGTTGGGACGCTCAATACGCCGCAGATTACCAAGAATTTGCAACACCGCAAAGCAAATAACATTTCCAACTATGGGACTATTTCGCCGCAACCCTAACAAACCCAACCTCATGCAATCAGCCATCATCGCACTACTTCGCCACCTGCTAACATTTATCGGTGGTACACTCGTCGCCAAAGGCGTCATTGATACCGCAACTCTGACCGAAATCATCGGTGCGATAATTACTTTGTTGTCAGTTGGTTGGATGGCCGTGGAGAAAGTAAAGGCTAAACCCGAAGCACCCAAGGCGTGAACCTGATTGAAACCACTATCATCGGGTCCATCTCTGCAATCGTCGGGGGTGCGGTTGCTTGGCTGACGAAAGGCAAATTCACGGCCGATAGTTTGCAGGTGAAGCAAGCCCAAGCGGTGCTGGCTATGTGGCAGGAAACTGCTGAGGCTCAAAAGAAAGAGTTGACTGAATTACGCAACGAGATTGTAAGTTTGCGAGAGCGGATAGAGTTACTGGAGAACACCATCCAGCAACTTGAAGCCGAGAACGCAACACTTAAATCCCAGCGATGATTCTGCCAACCACTAAGCATTCCCGTAACATCCACGACATCACCTGCCAAAGCGGGCAGGAGTTCTTGTTAATTTCCGACCTACACTGGGATAACCCGCACTGCGATAGGGGGCTGCTGACCAACCACCTAAAGGAAGCCCAACGGCGCAACGCAGGAGTCATCGTTAACGGTGACTTTTTTTGTTTGATGCAGGGGAAGGGCGACCCACGCAGGAGCAAGGAAGACATACGGGAAGAACACAATAACGCCAGGTACCTGGACTCCATCGTCAACACGGCCGTGGAATGGTTTGCACCCTATGCAAAGAACCTGCTGCTGGTTGGCTACGGGAACCACGAAACATCCATCATCCACCACCAAGAAACCGACATCCTGCAACGCTTCGCAAGCACGCTGAACTACGCCACGGGGTCAGCGGTTGAGGTTGGCGGATACGGCGGCACGATTGATATCCGAGTGCAACACGACAACCTCCGTGGGGTCAACTTCGTAGTGCATTATTTTCATGGTGCAGGTGGGGGAGGCCCCGTCAGCCGTGGAGTAATTCATGACCAACGGTTACTCGCATCCACCGAAGGCTACGACTTGACTTGGATGGGCCATGTCCACGAGTTATACTACCACCAAAACATGATTCACCGCTATGACCGTTCCACGAAGACGCTCCTTCAAAAACCTATTCACCAACTTAGGACGGCGACTTACAAGGAAGAGTGGGACGGAGGGTACATGGGCTTTCATACTGAACGAGGAAGAGGCCCGAAGCCTTTGGGAGGCTATTGGATGAAATTGGAAACGAGCCGCAATGCCAGCAAGGACAACAAAGGTCCCGAACTGCAACTGCACGCCACCTTCACTCCTGCGGATAGGTTGTATTAGCCCTCCTGCGTATCGTTGGCGGTTAGGTACAGGTAGCCGTACTCTTTCTCCGCATTGAACTGCGGGCAAGCCTTGGTCACCCCTGGGAAGTCCCGATGGCCACAAATGCGGGCCTTGGGATACTTCTGCAACCAAGAGAGCAGCACCCCTGCGATGGCTTGCCTCTGCTGGATGGTGCGGTCATCGCTATCCTTCCCGCCAATGTAAGACACATGCAGGCTTGTACTGTTGTGACCCGCCACCCCGTTGGTCACCTTGTCGTCGGTGGCCAAGGTCATGATGTTCCCGTTGGGTTCTACAATCTTGTGGTAGCCTACCGCCTTCCAGCCCAACCCCTCCTTCCAATGTTTGCGGATGGATGCTATGGTGGTGTTCTTGGGCGTGGCCGTGCAATGGACGACAAGGTGGGTAATGTTTCTCATTCTTCGGGGTTAAGTAATGGATAGTAACAAACGGTATGGTCCTGATCGGTGGGTAACTGGGAGGCAGACACTTCGTGAATCCCTGCCCATTGAGCCTTGGCAGGGTCGTAGCCCAGCAGTTCGCAGGCACGGCGGTACTCGCACAGGAGGGCGTGGTTCTGCTCCAGGTCAGCGGGTGATACCGCAATCATCAGCCGCTCCAAGGCGTTTGTAAGGGCTTTGGCGGGTCGTGTGGAGTGGTAGGTCATACCGCAAATTTATGCACTTTTGATTACAAATATGCCGAAAATTAGGAATTTATACCGCATCGGGTGTAAATGTCCCAAAAGAAAATCACAAAAAAAAATGACCACAATGGTCGCAAAAGGAAAAACCGCCGTATCTTTGACCTACAAACCAACCACTAAACCAAAAGTTATGACAACTCAAACCGAAATTCTCAAAGCACTTGGCGGACGCAAATTCTTAGCAATGACAGGGGCCACCTGCTATGCTGACCAAGACACCCTAATCGTAAAGTTTAAGGGTAGCCCAAAAGCCAACATCATGTATGTGACCTTGACTTCTTCCGATTTGTACGATGTGAAAATCTGCAAATTTAAAAACCTTGATGTTAAGCCCGTTTTTGAAGCCAAGGGAATGTATTTTGATTCTTTGCCTTCAACCTTTACACAAGTTACGGGCCTATACACCAGCCTATAATCCACCGAGGGGTGCGCCTCGCCAACGCACATTCTTTTCTTCCACCCACCAAACCCAAAACCATGACCCACGAAACCAAAGCCAAACTCAAAGCCACCCTTGCGACTGGCTACATCGTGCTGACCGCCTGCCTCGGCCTCGCATTTTTCGGCAGATTCTTTCTCGCAATCATCACCAACTAAACCCACCAACCATGCACAAATTCAAAACAACCAACATCAAAGGAAAGGACTATGTTGAAGTCAACCAACGCCTGCTCTTCTTCCGCAACGAGCCAGCCTATGCAGGTTGGTCCATTGAGTCCGACCTCGTTGACCTGCAACCCGACCGCTGCTGCATCAAGGCAATGATTCGGGATGCCGATGGCCGCATCCGAGCAACGGGCCATGCACATGAGGACCGCACCTCGTCCATGATTAACAAGACCTCGTATGTAGAGAACTGCGAAACCTCTGCCTTTGGCCGTGCCTTGGCCGCCCTTGGTATCGGGATTGAAACGAGCATCGCAAGTGCCAACGAGGTGCAGATGGCCATCGCCAAGCAGGACAACTTTAACGACCTCAACGACAAACTCGGCCTCGTTCCCGCCTACGACGACCTCACCTCCGCAACGCTCAAGGCTGACTTTCTCAAACTGGTGCAGAAGTTACCCGCCGACCAGCAGGAGCGGTTCCTCAAGGACCTGGACCAAATGACCCCCGCCCGATTTGAAAAGGGCATCCAATTCATTCAAAACCAACTCTCTAAAAAATAAGCCATGACCAACCTACTAACCCAATGCAATGCGGATGTGTATAAAGCCATCCTTGACATCAAACAAGAAAACCCTGAGATTGGGGAACGCCTCATCTCTATCCTGCAAGAAAACCGAGAATTTTATCATATAACTCTTAGTGATATTCTTTGGTTTAGTGCCCATCTTCCATTGGCAATTTGGGACCGCAAGGTCCACACCTTTCACCTCCTTTTCCAATCCCAACAAACCACCAAAATGCCATGAACCATCTCGTAACCATCCCCAAGTCGGACATTTCCAAGCAGGACATCGCCGACATCGCCGCTGGCCTCATCCTCCGCATTGAGGAAGGCGAGGTCAACCCCATCGCCGCCCATGTACGCCTCAAAGCAGTCGTCAAAGCCTTGGAGCAAGTCCTGAAAGCCACCGAGGACATCGTCCGTGACGAAGCCGAAAAGCACGGCAAGACCTTCTCCGCCTTCGGTGCAGAAATCCAAGTCAAGGAGGGGGCGTTAACTCCCGACTACACGCAAGACCAGCAATGGAGCGACCTGCAAGTATCCATGAAAGCAAGGGAAGAACTGCTGAAGATGGCCTTCCGCAACGCTGGTAAGGCAACGGTGTATGACGAATCAACGGGCGAAGCGGTCCCCGTATGTCCCGCCAAAGGGACAAAACCAAGCATCGCTGTTACTTTTAAAGCCAGTTAAGATGAAAGACGGACAAACAATCGGCCAATGGCTGAACTGGGATTTTGAGGCGAATGGGAACTTGGTAATCCGAGACAACAATGGCAACCTAATCTACTGGGAGAATTCAGATGGATTTTGGGAAAAACATGAATTCGATTTTGAAGGCAATGAACTTTACTATCAGAATAAAAATGGCGAAATCATAGACAATCGCCCCAAACCAAGTCGTGAATTGACCCTTGAATCACTTGCCGAGGATGTCCTCAAGTTGAGCGAACTTGTGACCCGATTTGTAAATCAAGTAAACGAATCCAACACAATCAAATAACCATGCCCAAACCCAAAGGAAAAGAAATCCAACGAAGGGTCGCCACCATCTACGCCGTGTCGTACCTCGCACAACGCCCATACAGGGCCACAGAACTCGCCGAAGTGCTTGGGGTGACCATCCGTACCACCTATCGAATCCTAAGCGATTTACGGGCATCAAATTGGCTCGTAGAAGAAAACTGCACTTACTCAATTCAACCCAACAAAATCCAAAGCCAATGATGAAGGACTTTCCTAAATCTATTGAGGATGGCAAAGAATCCGAGAATTTGTTTATGTTCCTTTTTGCGAAAAAGAATGGGATACCATGCAAGCCATCAACCCAAAAACAAAACACGGTTGAGCATATTGACTGCTTTTGCGGGGACTGGACCTTTGATGTAAAGGGACAAAGGAAAAAGAAAAGAAAAACCGATGACTTTTGCGATGACCAAATACTTTTGGAGATTAAAGGAGTTACAGGTTTTGACGGCTGGCTTTACGGCAAGGCCGAATACATTGCTTGGGAAATATCCGATTCCTTTCTTATATTTAGAAGGCAAGACCTTTTAAATCACTACGAAGCCAACGAGCATCTTTACGAAAAAAAGAACCGAGCAAACACCCAGGACTGCTTTGTATGGGTTCCATTTGACCACCTCAAAACAATTAAATTCTCAATTTTACCTAAACCCCAACCCCAACCCATGAGCAACTACACCCCCCAACCCAACACCTTCTCCCTGTTCGCCAACGACAAGGGCGACAATCCGAAACGACCCGACTACCGTGGGGACATCATTCTACCCGACGGGACCAAGATGCGGCTCTCCGCATGGGTCAAGGAAGGGCAGAGCGGCAAGAAGTTCCTAAGCGGCAAGGTCGAGCCGATGAACGAATCCCGTCCAGCAAATGCCTTTGAACCACAGGACGGAGATATGCCTTTTTAGTGTAACTTTGTACCCGATTTACATTTACTAATAACGCCCGTGTGTAATTCAGGCCACACGATGCGTCCGACTAAGGGTTAGCCGCTTTAACCCTGCCCCGACTGCCTGAATCAGTTGGGGCTTTTTTTTTACTCATGAAGCAAATATCATGGTTCAAGTTCTGCCCAGCCGATTGGATGATGGGCCGAATATCCCGCCAACCAGCCGAGGTGCAGGTGGCCTTCATCCGATTGTGTTGCGTCTATTGGAACGCAGAATGTGAGATGTCAACCGACCACGCCGAACTGGAAGCCGATGGGCATCTTGAACGGTTACTCCAAACCCGATTGGTAGAATCCAATGGCCCGTCGGTGTTCATCAAGTTCCTTGACATCCAATGGGAGGAAGCCAACCTGCATCGGACCAAGATGTCCCAAGCGGGGAAGCGGAGTGCCGAAAGGAGGTCAGCAAAGGTTGAAGAAAATCCAACTAAGGTTGAACCTATGTTGAACCTACCTTCAACTAAGGTTGAACCTGTGTTCAATAGAGAAGAGGAGAGAAGAGAAGAGAAGAAGAGAGGAGAAAATACTTGTGTGCTTTTTGACCAATTTTGGACCCTCTACCCCCGCAAGACCTCCAAGCAGTCCGCATCCAAAGCCTTCGCCAAACTCAAAGACGAAGACCAGCAGGCAGCCATCAACAACATCGCCCGCCTATACTCCGAAACCCCCGTGCAGTTCGTACCCCATGCAGCGACCTACCTCAACCAAGGCCGATGGGAGGACCAAGTAATCCCAAGGAACGCTACCTTCAACCCACTAAACCAAACCGACGATGAACCCCTACCATCTTACCGCTGAACGCAGGCTCCTGTCCTGCCTCATGGACCAATTCACCAACCGAGCGGTCCTGCTCCTTCAAATCCCCGAACGCCTATTCACGGGAAACCATGTCCTCGTATATCGGGCCATTGAATCCCTGCACCGAGCCGAGCGACCCGTGGACTTGGTTGCGGTTCACAAGCACCTCATCGACAACGGTCAAGCCCATGTCATCGCTGACTTTGTGGACATCTTGGACGGGAATACGCTGACCTCCGACTGGAAGGTCTATGCCTCGGACCTCAACGAAGCGTGGAAGCAGCGAGAGGAACAACGCATCATGGACGAGTTGGCCCATGACCGTGACATCCCCAAAGCCTTCGCCCGTTACCAGTCCATGCAGGCGGTTGAAACAAACGCCACCGAAACCACGGCCCACGAACTGGCCAAGACCTACCTTATGAACATGAATGAGGTCCGTGAAGGCAGACGCAAGGATTCAATCTTTCCTACCTACATATCCCCGATGGACCGAATGATGACTGGATTTAAACCCACCGAGTTTATCCTCCTTGGCGGACGGCCAGCAATGGGTAAGACCCTGTTGGCTCTGCAAATCGCAATGAATCAAGCCATGGCCGATATTCCCGTGGTCTTCTTCACGCTTGAAATGTCAGCGGAGCAACTGACCCAGCGGATGCTTTCCAACCTCGCCACTATGGATGGAGCGCACTTTCTCAACCCCACCGAGCGAATCAGCACCAAGGAGTTTTTGGACCTGGGCCAAAAAGCGGACCTCCTAAAATCCAAACCGCTCTACATCGTGGACTTGCACCAAGCGAACTTGGACCGCATCGAGGGCGAAATCGCAAAACTAAAAACCAAGTACGGAATTTGCGGGTTTTACCTTGACTACCTCCAACTGGTTGAGCCAACCAAGATTGACAAGGCCAAGCCGAAAATCGAGCAGATGACCAACATCAGCAAGACCCTTAAAGCCATTTGCAAACGGCAGAAGGTGTTTGGGGTTGTGGTGTCATCACTATCCCGTGCAACGGAAGGACGCAGCGACCATCGCCCCATAATGTCCGATCTACGGGAAACGGGGCAGTTGGAGTTTGATGCTGACAAGATTGGCTTTGTGTATCGTCCCTACGAACACGACAGGAACCAGCCAGCGGACTTGATGGAAGTCATCGTCCGCAAGAACCGCAACGGTTCCCTTGGCATCGCAAACATCCAATGCCACCTTCCCTATACCAAAGCCAACGAATACCCACCCAATTCCCTATGATGGACGAATACAACCTCCAAGCCTCCTGCGTCAAGTTGTTCGCCCTTATGCGACCCAACGAGCAGGGTTTGCTATTTTTGAACCTCAACAACCCCCGTTCCCGCTCCAACGGTTTCTTCCTCAAAGGCATCGGGCTGACCGCTGGGGTTGCAGACATGACCTACCTATCCCCCAAGGGAGCGGTGTTCCTTGAATTTAAAACACCCAAGGGCAAGCAGTCCCTCTCCCAAAAGTGGTGGCAGGGGGTCGTTCAGGAGGCGGGGTACAGGTACGAGGTCATCCGAAGCGTGGAAGAATTTCAGCAGGTGTTGGCTGAATGTGGGTAGGTTGTTTATATCTTTGACCCATGCACCGCATACTGCTCCTTCTGCTCCTGACCGCCTGCACCAATAACCGCCCCTGGAAGGTGATTGAGGTACGGGCCAAGGGGGATGCCTGCGAGTATGTGCTATCTCGTAGCAACGGATTCGGGCCGCAAGTAAAAATCAAGACCGATAAGTGCGGTAAATATCAACTTTTCCAAACCATTAACCCCTAAACCCATGAAACCAACCCCCACCGATTTTCGCCGCTGGCAAATCCACATCCGCAAGGAATGCGTGAACTGCGACCGCCCCGACCGCTCCGAAACTATCAAGCCGTGGTCTGTCAACTGGACCCTGCTCGGTCGCATCCTTCAAGCCAAAAACGCCTAAGCCATGCCCTGGATACGCCCCCAAGACCAAATGCCCGAGGATAATAAACCCGTGCTGATTACCGATGTAGAAGGGCTGCAAATCGTTGCTTGGTATTCTGTAAGCAACAATATGTGGTACTCCGAGAATCATTCTTGGTTCACCCATGAAGTCCTCTGCTATATGCCCATCCCCGAAATTGTATAACCCATGACCCCAGCACTCATCCACCACCTCGTTGACACCACCGCCGCCATCTTCGGCATCACCCCCGACCAAGTGCGCTCTCCAAGCAGGGAACGGCCCTGCGTAATCGCTCGGAACATCGTGGCCGACATCGCCTACAACGAATACCTGTTCACCTTCATGGCCATCGGCAAGGAACTCAACCGCCATTACTCCACGATTATCATCAACTTGGAATCCTTCCACAACGACTGCAAGGCGAAGCCCCAACTCCGCTACCTTCGGAGGCAAGTTTTCAACAATGCGCAAGAGTATTTGCAGACGGCTGAGGGGGCTTATATCACTGACACTCTGCAACTTCCGCCAACCGAATAGCCCGAAACTGCCTGCTTGCCATTGGGGGGTGCTTAACTGCATCCCCCTTTTTTTTGCAATCTTTGTGCATGGCATCCGCAGAAACCGTAATCCTCGACCTTTACCGCACGGGCGAAATCCGAAAGGCGTGCCTCACGATTACAGGAGGCGACCCGCTTTGGAGGGACTTGGAGCAGGAGTGTGTCCTCATCCTATTGGAAAAAGACCCCGCCAAGATTCTGCAAATCCAGTCGCAGGGGTACTTCAAGTTCTATGTGGTGCGCCTCCTGCTGAACCTCTACCGAGGAAAGAACAACCAGTTTGCCCAAAAGTACCGTCACCACGACTTGCTGGAAGAACTTGACCCCGATTCCCCTATCCCCCAGTCCGAGTACGATTCCCTTATGGACGACCTTTGGGCCATTGCCGAAGCGGAGATGGACACTTGGGCCAAGGATGGGGCGTTCCCCTATGACAAGGAGTTACTGCGCCTCCACCTTCGGACGGGGAACATGAAGAAACTATCCCGTGACACGGGCATCCCGTACCGCTCCATCATTTACTCAATCGACCAAGCCAAGGCCAAAATCAAGGCCGCAATCCAAAACCATGGACACGCTGATATTTCCCCTGCTGATTAGCAGTTTGACCGCCCTCGCCATTGCGGAGTACCATGTCCTGCCGCAGGCTTGGTACAAGACCTGGTTCGCCCGTAACAAGCCGTTCTCCTGCGTCACCTGCCTGACATTTTGGGTGGCGGTGGCCCTGACCGTGCCGACCTGCGGTTGGGTTCTCGCTCCTGTGTACGGCCTCGCCTCTGCGGGGTTGACCGTTGTCATCCTGCAACTGACGAACCGATGACCCACCAACTGCACCACGGCGATTGCCTTGAAGTGTTGCGGTCCATGCCCGATTGCAGCGTGGATTCAATCGTTACCGACCCGCCCTATGGCTTGTCATTCATGGGCAAGAAGTGGGACTACGATGTGCCAATTGTTGAGGTGTGGGTGGAGTGCCTTCGGGTCTTGAAGCCTGGGGGTCATCTGCTGGCCTTTGCGGGGACGAGGACGCAGCACCGCATGGCCGTAAGGATTGAGGATGCGGGATTTGAGATTCGGGATATGATTGCGTGGGTGTACGGGTCGGGGTTCCCGAAGTCGTTGGATGTGAGCAAGGCGATTGATAAGATGGACGCAGCAGAAGAACAACAAGCGAGGCGATATAGGTTCACGGAGTGGGTTCGTTCTACAGGGATAACCTCCAAGCAAATTGACGAAGCGACTGGAACCAACATGGGTGGACACTATACAACCGCAGCAAGTCAGCCCGCTATCATGACCCGTGAACACTTGGAGGCGTGTCGTCATTTGCTTGGCGAAGTTCCTGCATGGGTTGAGGGAGAGGCAGACATTCGCAGCGTTGAAAGTAAGAATTTTGCCGAGCGGGAGGTGGTGGGGAAGCGTGTCGGGGTTGACACAACCAAGCAAAGCATCGCTTGCGCTGTTTCGGCACAGGGGTTGGAGCAATCCACAAAGCACGAATTTAACATCACCGCCCCTTCCACCGATGCCGCCAAGCAATGGCAAGGCTGGGGGACTGCCCTCAAGCCTGCGTTGGAGCCTATAACCGTGGCCCGCAAGCCGCTGGTCGGAACGGTGGCCGAGAATGTCCTGCAACACGGGACGGGGGCGCTAAACATTGACGGGTGTCGGGTGCGAGACGGGAGCGAAACTGGCGGCGAGAAACCTGTTTATGCGGCCAATCACGGCAACGCAGTCTATGGTGCGGGGATGGGGGGCGGAGCGTGGGCGAACACCGATGGCCGCTGGCCCGCCAACTTCATCCACGATGGAAGCGAGGAAGCCACCGACCTGCTCAAAGATTCGGCCCGCTTCTTCTACTGCGCCAAGGCAAGTAAAGCGGATAGGGGCGAAAACCACCACCCCACCGTCAAGCCCACCGACCTCATGCGCTACCTCTGCCGCCTCGTAACCCCGCCCAACGGAATCGTATTGGACCCCTTTAACGGGTCGGGCTCCACGGGATGCGCTGCGGTCTTGGAAGGCTTCCAATACATCGGGATTGAACGGGAGGCGGAGTACATCGCTATATCCGAGAAACGCATTGAAGCACGCTCTAAACAAGTGCAGGAGCAACCCAAGCAACTGACCCTATTATGACCCAAGCGGAATATCTCACGGCCCAAAAACACCGCCACTATTGGGAGCAGTACCAAGCCGCCCTATTCATGCGGCTCTCCCCCGAAGCGGTCCATGATTTGCAGACCATCCTCGTTGCCCACGGCAGACCCAACACGAATTGGTGGTGCGCTGACTGCGTAAAATCGGCCCTTCAATACATTTACTCACAAGCGGACCAATTCATTGAAGCCAACCAGCACCAAGTCAGCCATGCCATTAACAACCCCAACCCGTGACCAGTTTGAATCTTACGCCGACTACGGCGAAGGTGTACGCAACAACGCCAAGCGGGGGATTGAACTTAACGAGAGGAACGGGAACAAATGTGCTACCATCATTGGCCGCCGCCGTGCTGCCGATATCAGTGATGGCAGGCCGCTATCGGTGCAGACCATCAAGCGGATGCACTCCTACCTTTCACGGGCGGAGACCTACTACGACAACGCTGACAGTTCCAGCGACTGCGGCTACATCTCCTATCTCCTTTGGGGTGGCAAAGCGGCCCTTGGGTGGAGCAGAAATAAACTCCGAGAACTTGGCGAACTCGACTAAAGCCCCCAACGATGAGGCCCAAGTCCAAGCCCGCATGGATTCGCTGATGATGGTGATAACCACCCTCTGCGACTGCATTGGTGCGGTGGAGGAATCCAACTCGCCCAACGCCTTTGCGGTGAAGATGAAAATCGTGGACAAGATTGACGAACTGATTGATAAAATAGAATACTGATGGGAGCAGGAAGGCCACGGGTATTTGCGAACCCCCAAGAACTTTGGGAAGATTTTAGCGAGTATTGCGTCAATACAAAGAAGCAACCCATCCTTGTAAAAGATTGGATTGGCCCCAAAGCCGTGGAGGTCTTTCGGGAAAAAGAAGCCCCATTGACCATGGAGGGGTTTAAATTGCACCTTT